AGAGGATTGCAAGAGGGTTGAAGAAGTTTGTCCTAGATAATCCGGAGCCGTTTATCATTCAGTGCAACCACGGCGGTGAGAGAAAGCCACAGGACATAAGAGATCCAATGCCGACAATCACAGGAAAGCACGGATATGGAGTTGTAGAACCATATATGGTTCAGATAGGTCAGACTGGATTCTCTGCAGATCGTAGCAAAGATGTGAGAGAACCTCTTACAACTATTGTCAGCAAGAATGAGCACTGTCTAATAAGTCCTACACTTATTCAATATCATTCGGAGACCAATTCAGATGAGGTAAGAGGTCAAGGTATAGAGAATCCGATCATGACAGTAGACAGCTCAAACAGATATGGCCTTGTGACTTCGTTCCTTAGCAAATTTTACAAAACAGGGATAGGACAGGATGAGAGAGAGCCACTGCATACAGTGACAACATCAGCGGGACATTTTGGAGAGGTCAGAGCATTCTTGATTAAATACTATGGTGAGGGTACAGGACAGGATATAGAACAGCCGCTTGATACAGTGACATCAAGAGACCGGTTCGGCCTTGTAACAATCCAAGGTGTTGAGTATCAGATAGTGGACATTGGTCTCAGAATGCTTGAGCCAAAGGAGTTATATGGGTGCCAAGGGTTTCCAGATGATTACATCATAGATCATGACAACACAGGTAAGACATATTCAAGAAGTGAACAGGTTAAGAGATGTGGAAATGCAGTCTGTCCACCTATACCGGCGGCGATGGTGAGGTCGAATCTTCCAGAGCTTTGTGTAAGAAAAAGGATACCAAACATGAGGATAGGCGAAGAAGAGAATGGGCAGTTGTGTTTTGTTTAGAGAAAGGAGAACACATGACAGAATTTGAGATAGATGCAATATTTAACACCATCTGCCGACCGGGGCAGGTGGTGAAGATACTCACAAAGAGCGGAAAAGAGGAAAATATCCCTATAAGGGTTTGGAAGCGCTGGACAATCATCAAGGTATATGAGCACCATGTACTGATGCAGAGCGAAAAGGACTACCATGAGAGCTTCAGCAACACAGACATAAGAGAGATGATCAGGAAGGGAGAAATACGATGGAAATAACACCAGAGAGAATAGAGAATTGCAAAACTTGCAAATACAAATATAGAGACGAGTCACAGGAACCATGCGCACACTGCACCAAGAATGCAGTTGACAACTATGAGCCGATGACCAACGGCGACTACATCAGGTTGCTTGGTGATGCGGATCTTGCGCCGATCATCATGTGTCCGAGTGAGGTTGGATTTGACGAGATTGGATTTGACGAGATTGTGTGTCAGAGGGGTAAGCAACATTGCATAGAATGTACCCGTAGATGGCTTGAGGCAGAAAGGAAGGTTGAGGAGTAATGAGGTTAATCAGTCAGAAAGGCTGGGGATATGTAGATGTTGAGTATGAAAACGGAACTATCACTATGCATTATAAGAGTGAAGGAACAAGAATAATATACAGTTGTGATAACAATTCAGAAAAATCCACAATTATGGCTGAATATAGTTCTATGGAAAAGGCAGAAAAGGTACTGGAAGATATGACGAAGGTGTATGGAAGTTACATATCGTGTGGAGGCGGTCCTGGAATCCTACAGGGTAGTGGCTATCAGCAGGCATTCTGTTTCACACCACCGAAGGTGTTCCGGTTTCCGGCAGATGATGAAGTGGAGGTGTAAGGATGGCACAGATTCCAAATGAGATCAAACAGGATCCGAACTGGGCAAGAGCAGTTGCAATCTCAAAACAGTATGCTGTAAGCACATACCCGGCTACGTGGGTGCTTAAATTCATAAACGAGTGGAATGCGGCCGTGGCAAGGTTGAGAAGATAGGAGTGTGGGAATAGATGAGATTGATTGATGCAGACTTGCTTTTATCGCAAATTGGTAACAGATATGACGAGAAAAAGAATATTGTACCGGATAATCTTGCAGAAGGTTTTGTGCAGATGGAAAAACTTATTAAGGAACAGCCAACAGCCTACGATGTGGACAAGGTTGTGGAAGAGTTGGAAACAGAGGGTAGCAAAATAGAAATACAGTACGAAAACAACTACGAAAAAGGGCTATTAGATGGAATTGGGGAAGCAATCGAAATTGTAAAGGCAGGTGGAATAGATGGCATACGCAGGCAAATGTGATAGATGCGGCGGGTTCTACGACCTGCCGTTTGAACACGGAGCACCGATAAGGGCAAGGATGGTTGATGTGTTCGATGATCCAGTAGAGACAAAGGATCTATGCCCAGACTGTCTGGAAGAACTACGAGATTTCCTTGATGGGGCACAGCTCAATGATCCGCTTGAAGAAAGACAGATAGGGTTTAAGACACAGGTAGATCCGTACAATCACCTGATGAACAGGTTTACCCGGAAGGAGTGAGACGGTGAAAGCAAAAGAGTATCTAAATCAGGTCAAAATGCTTGAGGATTACATGGACAGGTTAAGCAATGAATATTTCAAGATGAAAGAACTTGCAATGAATCCGGGGGGATTTGACTATTCAAAGGAAAAGGTACAGTCCAGTGCCGTGGCAGATACTATGAGTCGTACAGTTGGTAGATATGTTGACCTTGAAACTGAGATGAATGAATGCAGAAAAACATTTGAAGATTTCCGGAATAAAGCAGTTCACCAGATGTGTCAGTTGCGTAATACGAAGTATACGGAGATATTGTATCAGAAGTACATAAACTATAAGTCATTAAAGGATATTGCAGAGGAGATGGAATATTCATACGACTGGATAAGACATGCTCATGGCTGGGCTCTGCAGGAGTTCCAGCGGACATGGGGCGATTATCTAAAATCTGACACATTTATAGCACACTAAAAGCATTGTGCAAACACATGGTTGTGCTGTAAGATAGACCATGAAATATTGATTCATAAGGGACATGACCGTTCGCCATAATCGGTTGTGTCCCTTTTCTTATGCCCAGTGGTTAAAAATGTAAACTCCTTAAGTTAAATGTGAAAATGTCGTTGTTGATTCTCTCCCCCACTGGGCTTTTTGTTTGAGGTGAGATATGAGTAAGATTAAAAGGTTTGAGGTCGTGAGACCTGAATATAGTTTTGAATACATACATCCGATACTTGGCAGGCTGGCTTTACCAATAGCCATGTTAAGGGTGATGGTTAAATGCACTAAGATATATAAACTTCAGCCGACTATAAAGCTGGGTGGGGAAGTAAAGAGTGTATGTAAACCGCTATACAAGATTGTGATTCCAAAGAGAGTGAGAAAGAAACAGAAGTAATAGAGAGAAGGTGTGACATTATGGCTAAACTTACAGCTAAACAGCAGAGATTCTGTGATGAATACCTGATTGACCTTAATGCCACACAGGCAGCTATAAGGGCAGGGTATTCGGAGAAAAATGCAAGGAACATCGCAAGTGAAAACTTGGCAAAACCCAACATTAGAGAATATATAGACAATCGACTTGCTGAGAAAGAAAAAGCGCTGATTGCTGATCAGAATGAGGTTTTAAAGTATCTCACAGCAACCATGAGACGAGAAAAGAAAGAGTGCATTGTTGTAACGACCAGCGAAGAACGTTCGATGTATGTTCCAGATGATAACGGCACAATGAGAAAACAGACAGTCAAGAAAGAGACACCACAGATCGTGGAGATACCAGCAAGGCTGTCAGATGCCAATAAGGCAGCGGAGCTCCTTGGTAAAGCATATGGCTTATATACCGAGAAGGTGGAGGCTGATGTGGATATGGACCTCAACATCAACATCGACTATGGCGATGATGATGATACCAGCGGTGGTGGTGTTGATTGAATGTTGAAGTAAAAGCAAACCCGGGATTCAAAGAAGTAGATCGGAGCAAAAAACGATATATCGTGATGAAAGGCTCTGCCGGATCTGGGAAGAGTGTTGATACGGCACAGAATTACATACTGAGGCTGATGCAGGACAAGGGCAGAAATCTTGTTGCACTGCGAAAATCTGATATTACCAACCGAGACAGTACATTCGCCGAACTGACCGGATCTCTTTACAAGATATTTGGAGATAAGGCCGATAATTATTGGAAAATCAACAAAAGTCCTCTGAGTCTCACATGTAAAAGTAATGGAAACCAGATTATTTTCCGTGGTATGAATGATGATAGACAGCGTGAAAAGCTGAAGTCAATCACATTTCCAAGAGGTAAGCTCACGGATGTATGGCTTGAAGAGGCAACAGAGTTTACACAGGCAGACCTAGAGATAATAGATGATAGATTGCGTGGAGAGCTACCACCAGGGCAGTTTTACCAGATAAGAATGACCTTCAATCCAGTTAACAAAAACCACTGGATAAAGAAGGTCTTTTTTGATAGATACGATTCCGATGTACTGACACATCACAGTACATACCTGGGGAATCGTTTCATCGATGCGGCATATCACCGCCGTATGGAGCGTAGAAAGGAAGTTGATCCTGAGGGATACCGTATATATGGACTTGGAGAATGGGGCGAGATAGGCGGTCTCATCCTGCACAACTGGGAAGTTGCTGAGGTATCTCAGAACCTCAATGATTATGATGATATCGCAATAGGACAAGACTTTGGATTCAACCATGCCAATGCCATCCTCCTTCTGGGTATCAAGGATGATGATATATACATCCTAGATGAGATATATGTGCATGAGAAAGAGACGGCGGAGATTATTCCGCTGGCGATTCAACATGCTATACCAACGAATAAGACAATGTGGTGTGATTCCGCAGAGCCAGATCGAATCAAGACATGGAAGGGCGCTGGCTATCGTGCAAAGGGTGTTGACAAGGGTGGTTCTGCTGGATCTGTCAAGGCTCAGATAGACTGGCTCAAAGGTGTGGTCGATAAGAATCACATTATACGACGAAGAATATATGTTGCTCCTCATTGTGTAAACACGATCAAGGAGCTGCAACAGTGGAAATGGAAAAAGGATGAAAAGACAGGCGAATATCTTGATGAGCCTGTACCGGTGATGGACGATGCAATGGCAGCTCTTAGGTACGGCATTGAGGGATGGCGTAAGCCTCGTTCATGGCTGTTTTAAATTGACATGAAGGAGATGGAAGAATGCTAACCCCTGACGAGATAAAAGAATTGATAGACAGTGACCGCACATCAGAAAAAAAGCAGTTCGCCCGGACAGGCGAAAGATACTATGACGGCGATCATGACATAAAGAAGTATAGATTGTTCTATTACAATGCGGACGGCGAACTGGTAGAGGACAAGACCAGAAGCAACGTGAAGATACCACATCCATTCTTCACAGAGCTGGTTGACCAGTGCACCCAGTACATCCTATCAGGGGATGGCATTGTAAAGTCCAACGACACTGAACTGCAGAAACACATGGACAAGTATTTCAACAACAATGATGAGTTCATGTCTGAGCTTTCTGACGCTATCACAGATATGCAGGTCAAAGGCTTTGCGTATATGTACGCATACAAGAATGCCAAAGATATGATGTCATTTGCCAATGCTGACAGTATCGGAGTTATTGAGGTCAGAGCCAAGGATACGGATGATGGCTGTGCATACACGATTTACCACTATACGGACAGGATAGACAAAGGGCACAAGACTATTGAGAGAATACAGGTCTGGGATGATAAGCAGACATATTATTATGTCCAGGTTGATAATGGGGCGGTGGTGCTGGATGACACTGAGCCAATCAACCCTAAACCTCACGTGTTATACACTAAGAATGGCGGAGATAAAAACACATACTTCGATGGATTTGGCTATATTCCATTCTTCCGGCTGGATAACAACAAGAAGCAGACCTCAAGCCTTAAGCCTGTAAAGCCACTCATAGATGACTATGACCTGATGGCCTCAAGCCTGTCAAACAACCTCATAGATTTTGATTCCCCACTATATGCTATCAAAGGCTTTCAGGGAGACAACCTGAATGAGCTTCAGACAAACCTCAAAACAAAGAAGATCATAGGTGTAGGTGAGGATGGTGACGTAGATGTCAAGACTGTTGATGTGCCATATCAGGCACGACAGGCGAAGCTTGAACTTGACGAGAAGAACATATACCGGTTTGGAATGGGACTGAATACCGCTGGACTCAAGGACACATCAGCAACTACGAATATAGCCATTAAGGCGGCCTACTCATTGCTTGACCTTAAGGCAAAAAAGATAGAGAAAGCTCTCAGGAAGTTCTTAAGGAAGATAGTAGAGATTGTCATTGACGAGATCAACAAGGCTGAGAACAAGGCATATAAGGCCGAGGATGTTTATTTTGAGTTCGCTCATGAGATTATGAGCAATGCTCAGGAAAATGCACAGATAGAGCTTACAGAGGCTCAGGTAAGGCAGACAGAGATCAATACAATACTCAATGTTGCAAGCATGTTTGATGATGAGACGATTATCAAAGCTATCTGTGACTGGCTTGATATTGATTATGACGAGATCAAGGACAAGCTGCCTAAAGAAGAGGAGAGCACGGAAGAGGCTCAGAAGGTGCTTGATAACATCAATACAGATGACGGAACGGAGGTGTGACAGATGGAAAGTAATAAAGTATACAAGATAGATCTTGATACTAGAGCGGTGCTGGTGCCGGCTGGAGAGGTCATCGGTGTATATCATGACAAAGATGTAAACCGGCTGACATTTGAAGTGCCGGCAACGTATAAGGGCATAGATCTCACTGAATATCAGATATCAATCAACTATGTGAATGAAGAAGAGCAGAAAGATGTGTATTTTATAGAGAATTATACACTCTCTGATGATGCAAGCATTATAACCTTTGATTGGCTTGTTGGTGCTACTGCATGTACAGTGCCGGGCAATGTCGGCTTCACTGTATGCTTCAAGAAGCTTGATAGTGAGGGTAACATCATCAACGAGATCAACACCAAGCTCACAAGAATGAAGGTTCTTGAGGGCTGTGAAGCAGTTGAGAGTGAGATTGAAGAGCGGTATATGACAGATCTTGCAGGACAGCTTTACAAGGAACTTGATGAAGTAAAAAAACATGGCAGTGATGTCAAAGGAAGGCTTGCGGCGGTCATCACTGAGAAGGGAGTGCCGACCGCAAGCAATGAATCTTTTGATGATATGATTGCTAATGCGAAAAAAATTAGTACAGGAGCGTATGGGATGATTATTAATACATCTTTATATACAAAACCATATGGGTATGTATGCGGCATATATGGATTATTGCCAACAGAAACGGAGGTTAGTTGATGGGATATACTGTACAAAGAATAAGACTGGGAAAAAAAGAGGCGGATTCAACGTTTTACAATGCGGACGTAAATGACGCAAAAATGCAGGAGATTGCGGCAGCCCTTGACATGAAACTAAATATTGTAGAGTCTAACACTACGTGGATATTATACATGGGAGATGATGAGCACAACACAACAGGTTTTAAGTTTAGTCTTTCTGGAGCTAATCTGATTATGACAACTGTGATTCAGGGGGCTACTCCGTCCGCATCTACATATTGTTATTCGTATAACATGAGTTTGACTAGATCAGCCAATAGTGGTGCGGCTAATGCATTTTTGCATTTTGTATCATGCAAAGAAGGAGTGGTATTTGGAATTGGAAGTTTCAGCGAGGGGGCTAACATTACTGATCTATTGCATATCGTACTGCCTGCAAAAGACTTAAAAACAAACGAAAATAGAATAGCCTATATATCATTCACTTCCGCAAGATATATCATTTATTCTGATATAGATGAAACTTCTCATTATGCTCAGTCATGGAGTCAAGCTAGTAACATACATGATGTTGTAAGTCTTGCTCAATATGTATTTCCTGCAGGGTATCTTGCTATTCCGTCAGCATATTATGTGTTAGCTGGGCCAGATGTTACATTAGGTGTTTCTGGTGAAAGTTTTATTATAAATGACCAAGAGTATTTCATTCCAGGCAATACAGGTTCAATTTGGAGAATAGCTATTGAACTGCCAAATTTAGAACAGAGTTAACATATGAATAAAGCACAAAAGCAAGTAATTAAAGCTCAACTGAATAGAGAAAAGCAGGCAATCAAAGAACTCAAACAGGTATATCAGCGGGCATTGAGAGATTGTGAGCAGAAGATAAGAGAGCTTTCAGAACGAACTGATATGGAGAATCTGCAGAGCATCATCTATCAGAAACAGTATCAGGAGGCTTTGAAAGCGCAGCTTGAGGGTGTTCTGAGTAACCTGCAGTCTAACTCATATGCAACTGTGTCTGACTACCTGACGAAGTGCTACAGAGACGGATACACAGGCGTCATGTATGACCTGCAAAAGACAGGTATTCCAATCATCATGCCGATAGATCAGGCGGCAGTTGTGAGAGCTATTCAGACGGACAGCAAGCTCAGTAAGTCGCTATATGACAAGATGGGCGAGGATGTGACATACCTCAAGAAAGCGGTCAGAGCAGAGGTATCAAGAGGCATTGCAAATGGCTCAACGTGGAATGAGGTGGCTGGTAAGCTCTCAAGACACATGGCAAATACTCCATTTCAGAAGGCTTATAACAACTCTATCCGCATTGCGAGGACTGAAGGGCATCGTATACAGGTACAGTCAGCGCTGGACGCTATGTATATTGCAAAAAGCAAAGGGGCAGATGTATTGAAACAGTGGGATGCCACTCTTGACGGAGCAACGAGAGAACATCATCAGATGCTTGATGGACAGATCCGGGAAGTCGATGAGCCCTTTGAGGTTGGTGGTCGTAAGATTAAGGCTCCTGGAATGTTTGGAGATCCGGCAGAGGACTGCAACTGCCGTTGTTGCTTATTGCAGAGAGCAAGGTGGGCGCTGGATGATGAAGAGCTTCAGACTCTGAGAAAGCGAGCGGAATACTTCGGGTTGGATAAGACAAAGGATTTTGAAGAGTACCAGACGAAGTACTTTAAGGTGTCGTTTGAGATTGAGCATGAAAAAGATGTTGCAAATACCCAAAACGGTGATAGTATAAGAGATATAATGTTCAAGGCATCAAAGTCTGATGCTGGCATTATTAGAGATGAAAAAGCTGTTGTTGACGCATATTCACAGTTACCGGATAAAGTTCAGAAAGCAATGGCTGATGTAACCTTTAATATGGGGCAGAACGGCAGTAGTTGTGATGTGAAAAAAGGCATTATTAACGTTGCCAAAGGCGCTGAGAAAGAGGATATAGACCATGAATTTGGACATCTGATAGAAGAACGTATGCTGAATCCTAAAGTTGTGGAAAAGTATAAGAAATATTTAACTGAGGGATTAAGCGATAAAAATATTACTACGGAAATATACGAAAATGATGCAGGGCAAAAATTTGCAATATATATTTTGCATGGCGATAAATTTATTAGCGAATATCAAGGCAGGTTATATGTTAGCCGCATATCTGATGCTGTTAATCCGGATGGAAGTATAAAAACTGAATTTTTATTGGAATCCACCTCAGAGCTTTTCAGAGTGTATCAAAAAGATAAAACAATCCTTAGTACATATGAAATCGGGTTAGTAGAGGAGTCTTTAAAATGAATTTAAAAGAAGAATTTTTAAATATTACATCGTATGAAGAATATAATAAACAAAGAGAAAAGTTTGGTACTTTGCCTCGTGATGCAGAATTTTTATCTCATTTAGACAAGTTGTATGGTTCAGGATACGTAGGCGGAGATATAGCCAATGGAGTTATAGAAGAACTATATAAACCCGGCAAAAGACACATAGGAGAAGAATAGAAAATAATGCTAGATGGATTACGAGCACTGTACAGAGATGTATGGTGTTTTTTTTATGCAAAAAATAGGAGGATGAAAGAATGCAGAAGTACATTGGAACAAAACAGATTGAGGCAAGACCGATGACAAGAGGCGACTATAACAATTACAGAGGATGGCAGATTCCAGCGGAAGAAAATCCAGCAGATGAAGGCTATCTCGTAAGATATTCAGATGGATATGAGAGCTGGTCGCCGGAGAAGCAGTTTAACGAAGCATACAGACCATGTGACAACATGACGTTTGGAATTGCTCTTGAAATGCTCAAGAAGGGCTTCAGAGTTGCAAGAAAGGGTTGGAATGGCAAAGGAATGTTTGTTGTATTCCAGAAGGGATATCCTGATGGCATACCATGTAACAAGCAGACCGCAGAAGCCTGGGGAATCAGCGAGGGTGACTTATTCAAGTGTAACCCATATCTGCAGATCAGATGTGTTGATGGTTCACACTCCATGTGGGTGCCGAGTATAAACGATTGTCTTGCTGAAGACTGGATAATAGTGAAGTAGAAACGGAATAGCAGATAATTCAGACCGTGTTTTTACCATGGTCTTTTTTTATGCCCAAAATCGGCTTAAGGCAATAAAACTGTGACCGACAAAGAATAAACTCCGGCAAGAGTGATAACTGCCATGTGTGGCTACGATTAAAGCCAGAAAGGATGGAACAATGGAATTAAAGGAACTGTTAGGAGATGACCTGTATAAGCAGGTACAGGCGAAGATTGACGAGAAGAACAGCACAGAGACAGATAAGCTCAAGCATGTAAGATACACAGATCTGTCCGAGGGCAAGTACGTCAGCAAGGAGAAGTATGATTCAGAACTTGACAAGCTCAACACACTGATCACCGGCAAAGACACGGAGATTGGCAATGCAAATAAGCTCATTGAGGAGCTTAAGAAGGCTTCCAAGGGTGATGAGGGCATGCAGCAGAAGATATCAACTTATGAGACAGAGAATGCAAGGCTTCAGAAAGAGCTTGAGGAGACTAAGGTCAATTCGGCTATCAAGGTAGCATTGCTTGAGGCTCATGCGGTTGATACTGATTATATGACCTATAAGATCAAGGCGGCTCTCAAGGAGAAGAATGAGGAGCTTAAGCTTGATGATGAAGGTCATATCAAAGGTTGGGACAATATGCTCACAGACTTAAAGACACAGTTCCCGGCTCAGTTTACAGCTTCATCCGGCTCAGATGATGGCAAGAGGCACATCATTGAGAATAAGCTGCCAGATGGGAATCAGGGCAATACGAATGCAGAACCTAAGGACTTGGCAGAGGCATTGAGACAGAAATATGAAGGGGACAATACCCAGTAATAAGTAGAAAGGAATGGTGAAAACTATGGCAATGACATTAGAGGAAATCAAGAAGGGTATGAGTGATAAGGTATTCTCACAGATCGTGGATATCTTCCTCAGACAGTCAACAATACTTCAGATGCTCACATTTGATGACTGTGTATCAGCATCAGGTGGTGGCTCAACAATGAAGTACAAGTATCTCAGAAAGGTACTTCCAGCAACAGCAGAGTTCAGAAAGATAGGTGGTTCTTATACTGCATCAGCAGCTACAAAGCAGGAGTGTGAGGCTAATCTTGCAATCATGGGCGGAGCTGTTCAGATGGACAGAGTGCTCAACAGAGTCGCCGGAAACTTTGACAATATGGCATATCAGATAGAGGAGCATATCAAGGCAGTGGTAAACCTCTTCCACTATACACTGATCAATGGTGATGCAACTACAACAGCATCAACTGATCACCCTGAGTTCCAGGGACTTGATTCCATGCTTGCGGGAACAACGACAGAATACGGCACAGACAAGGCTATTGATCTGTCATCTATCACAGCGATCAAGTCTAATGCTGATGAGTTCTATGAGGCACTGAGCCTTCTTGTCAAGACCACAGATGCTGATGCGGTGCTCACTAACACAGAGATGATCACCAAGATTCAGACAGTGGCTCGTATCCTTGGATACAAGACAGAGAGTGAGGAAGCATTCGGAAAGCGTGTCACTACTATTGATGGTGTCAAGCTTGTTGATATGCAGGACTATTACACTGTAAGCAGCGGTGCTGCAACTGCTGGTCACGTAGTCAAGAAGGGACTTTCAAGAACCATCGCAAAGGAGAGTTCGGCAACAACAGGTCTTACAGACGTCTATGCAGTCAAGTTTGACGTAAACGATGGATTCCACGGAATCAGCCTGAATGGCGGTTCTGTAATCGATCAGTATCTTCCAAACTTCAACGAGCCTGGTACAGTCAAGGATGCCGAGGTTGAGATGATCGCAGCTACAGTCCTCAAGAATACACAGCATGCAGGTGTACTCAGAAATATCAAGATTGCATAAGGAAGGATGGGTGATTGAATATGGCAACAAAGGAAACGAAGACAGCAAATCAGACAAGTGAAGTTATTGAGCCTGTAGTGGCAGAGCCAAAGACAGAGAGTGAGCCTACAGGCTGGACAGTATCTGTTAATAATAACGCTGCTTACTGTGGAATAGGCGCTGGTGGTGTCCAGTTCGCAAACGGAAAGGCAGAGATCACATCAAAGCGTATGGCAGATTGGTTCATGGAGCATGACGGATATACTGTTATCCCTAAGAAGTAAGGCGGTGGTCATATGATCATGACTGTCGAAGAGTTGAAAAAGTATGTAGACACCGAGGAGAAAGATTCAGTGCTTGAGGCTAAGCTTCAGGCACTGGAACTCCTGATCAGAAAATATACAAATAATAATTTTCAGGACAGGAACAGGCGGTTTGTGGCTGCTGTGGACGCTGTGACAGGCTTTCAGTATGCATCTGAGCTGTTCAAGGTTGGCGACACTATACAGGTGTCAGAGTCACGCTACAACGATGGCTTGTACACCATCAAAGCTGTGGATATGGACAATGGACATATAGAGGTGAATGAGGAGCTTGTAAGCGAACCGGTCGCCATGGTGACAAAGGTGGTATATCCGATGGATATCAAGCTGGGAGTTGCAAACATGCTTTCATGGGACCTGAACAACCGGGATAAGGTCGGTGTACAGTCTGAGACCATCAGTAGGCATTCTGTGACTTATTTCAACATGGATGGTGATAATTCCATCATGGGATATCCAAAGTCACTGCTTGGCTTTTTAAAGCCATACATGAAAGCGAGGTTTTGAACATGAGAGGAATAGGCGGAAATGCAGTTGCAGATATACAGGTCAAGAGCATAACCAGAAACGAGATAGGTGAACAGGAAGTTGCATGGGTGTCAGAAGATACCTTGACTGGCTGGCTAGACCTCTCAGGCGGTGACAGTAAGTACACAACATATAATGCCAAGGTGCAGGAATCAACGCACATGTTCATAGCTGATTATAAACGTCTCAGTGACATGATCAAGGCTGAGAACAGCCGTATGGTGGTTAATGGTCAGGTATATGACATCATGCTGATAGATGATCCGATGGGGATGCATGAGCAGCTTGAGATATATCTGAAGTACACAGGAGGGCAGTAATGGGAAATGTGGAGTTCACAGACAACAGAATAAAGGTTGAGGCGGCTCTGGATGATGCTGTTATTGCCTTTCTGTACGAAGCTGCCGGAGAGGTCGAGGCTCAGACGAAGAGAGCACAGACGAGAGTAGACACAGGACAGACAAAAGGTGCATGGACGCATCATGTAGATGAAGATAAGGGCGAGGCGGTTATTGGTAATCCTCTTGAAAATGCTATCTGGGAAGAATACGGCACAGGTGAATACGCTCTGAAGGGCAATGGACGCAAAAAGCCGTGGGTTTATAAGGATGAGCGTGGTGACTGGCACACAACTCATGGTAAAAAACCTCTCAGACCTTTACAGAAAGCCTTCGACAAGACAAAGGGCAAGATCATCAGGCGACTTGGCTCTATTCTCAATCAGACGTTCAGTGAGTAAGGCGGTGATGACGAATGACGACAGAGACATTATCATATATCAATAGCGTACTCACAGATGAGCTTGAGATTCCATACGCATTCATGGAGTGGCAGGATGACCCACCAGAGGCATACTTTGTTGGTGAATATTCTGAAGGTGATACACCTGAGGAAGATGGATGTCAGGAAATAACATTCATCATAGATGGATTCACAAGAGGCTCGTGGCTCAGCCTGGAGAAGTACAAGCAGAAGATAGAACAGAATATTGAACGAACGGCAATCCTTGCAAGTGGTGCGGGGGTTGCCGTTTTTTATGGGAATGCGTCCCCAGTGCCAACAGGGGATGCAGACCTCAAACGTATACAGATCAATTTGACTATTAAAGAATATAAGAATGGAAGGTGATTATATCATGGCAGATACATTAACTTTTGAAGAGTTCAAGTCATCAGGTATCACAAGCAAGACACCGAAGAACATTGTATTTGGTGCTGGAACTATTCACAAAGGCTTGAAGTATGACGCATCAAAGAAGGCTTGGAACTTTGCAGAGTCTCTGATCGGTGCGACATCCGGCGGAACGAAGCTGTCAATCAAGCCTGAGCTCAAGGATATAGAGGTTGATGGTGAGCTTGTTAAGGTTAAGGAGTTAACAGTTAAGACAGGTGAGACAGCACAGATGGATACTAACATGGTGGAGCTGTCGCCTGAGACGATCAAGATGGCTATTATCGGACAGAATGGCACATCAACAGCGGAAGGGTACGATGTGATCGAATCCAAGGCAAGAATTGAAAAGGATGATTATATTGAGAACTTTGGATATATTGGAAGATTCTTAGATGGTCGTCCTGTTATCGTGATCTTTGACAATGCGCTCTGTACATCAGGCCTTGAGATAGAGGGCAAGAACAAGGAGAATGGCACATTTGCGCTGACTATGGAGTGCTATGCGGATCTGTCACCGGCAGCTGATACATTGCCATACCACATCTATCTGCCTACCGGTACGACAACGGAGCAGGTTCAGCAGTCTATAGATTCCAGTACAGAAGTAACAGACTAATTGACATAGAAAAGGAGAGATAATCATGGGAACAACCGAGATAAAAAAGAATAAAGATGTAGTAGAGAATACCGAAGTAGTAGAAGATGCCAAGGCAACAGAAGATGTGCAGGAGATCAAACCATATACGCTTAGGAATCCCAAAGCAACAGATATAGCTGCATTCCTGAAACTGTTCAGCAAGCTGGGGGTAAAGGACTTCAAAGATTCATTCAGCGGCAATGGGTTCAAAGAGCTTATTGCGAAGGAACGTGAGAAACTTGCTGGTGATGAGGATGATGAGGACACATCGAAGTTCCTTGAGAATGTGGGTATTGGTCTTGCATTCGAGCTTGTAGATGTGATCCTGACAAAGCTGTCAGACTGTCAGCGTGAGGTATTTGTCTGCCTGTCACACCTGTCAGGAATGACAGTGGATGAGGTAGCAGATCTTGACCTCTCTGTATTCACACAGATGTTGTATGATGCGGTCACACTTCCAGGTTTTGCGGATTTTATCTGGGTTGTTTCAAACTTGTTCAAGAAGAGACAGTAGGCTATCTCAAGTTCATGGATCTCATATTCAAACGATATGCGGATCCGTACACTCTGCTTGATACGATGATAGACAATCAGAGCTTTGATGAGTTTGTATGCACATTCGTGCGGTTAGACGATGACGATAAGCTCTGGGATATGTATATTCACAAGTGTTGGGAAAATATATCATTCAATGACTTCAAGGCAAGGCTGTACGGCACATCAGGTGGCGGTTCACAGCCAGTCAGATCAGGGGCATTTGAGAGCAGAGGCGAGCTTGAAGCAACCATAAAGGATTCTATGTCAATCATAGAAAATTTTAAGCCATAGGGGCACACAGAACGTGTGTCTCTATTTTTTTATTATCGAGGAAAGGGGGTAGACCCTTTTGGAAGTATTTAAGATACTGGGAAGAATCGCAGTATCAAATGAGGATGCGAATGAGAAAATTGAAGAGACTGGCGACAAGGCAGAGAAGACAAGCAAAAAGATGAGTTCTGTGTTTGGCAATATCGGCAAGTTTGCGCTCAAGGCAGCAAAGGTAGCCGTTGTTGCGACAACAGCTATGGCCACTGGAATAGCTGGCATTACTGCTAAGGCTGTAAGCGAGTATGCGGACTACGAGCAGCTTGTCGGTGGTGTTGAGACACTGTTCAAGGACAGCTCAGATAAGGTTGTTGAGTATGCGAATAATGCATATAAGACGGCGGGATTGTCAGCGAACGAGTATATGGATACTGTAACGAGCTTTTCAGCGTCATTACTACAAGGCCTTGAAGGTGATACAGCGCAGGCTGCCGAGTATGCGAATCTGGCCATAACAGACATGTCAGATAATGCCAATAAGATGGGCACCAGTATGGAGATGATTCAGAACGCATATCAGGGCTTTGCAAAGCAAAACTACACCATGCTTGATAACCTCAAGCTTGGTTATGGTGGTACTGCATCTGAGATGGCAAGGCTTATCAATGATTCTGGTGTACTTGGTGATACCATGACCGTGACAGCAGATAACGTCAACAGTGTATCATTCGATAAGATGATTGAGGCTATTCATGTTGTGCAGACTAACATGGATATAACAGGCACTACCGCAAAAGAAGCAGCCACGACAATACAGGGATCCATCGGCATGGTGAAGTCCGCATGGGCTAATCTGCTCATAGGTATGGCAGACCCATCTCAGGATATGGGAGTGCTGATGAATAACCTTGTTGATTCGGCTATGGCTGTAGCAGATAATCTTGTTCCAAGGATAGCCGATACACTGCCGAGGGTGGTTACAGGGCTGTCTCAGCTGACTCAGAAACTGGCACCATACATACCGCCTCTTATTGAGCAGTTACTGCCATCGTTGATACAGGGAGCGACATCGTTGTTGTCTGAGGTGGTCAATAATCTGCCCGGAATACTTGAGACATTACTGCCCGGCATAGGTGGGGAATTGGGACAGTCGATATCAACCGCTCTAAATTCTGTTTTTAGCACTCTGACATCGATTTTACCATCGATTCTGCAGTTGGTTGGACCTGTGCTGACAACACTGTCAACACTGCTTAATCTGCTTTTACCACCGATGATGCAGATTATTCAGGCGGTTTTACCGCCACTTACGAATCTGATCAATATTCTTTTGCCGCCGGTGACTCAGATTATTCAATCTTTACTGCCTGTTTTGATGGCTATTTTGCAGCCTATACTTGAATTGTTACAGCCGTTTTTGAATATGCTGGCACCTATTATCGGCTTGGTAATGCAGGTAGTCACACCGCTGACAGATCTTATCAATATGATATTACCACCACTGGTGGAATTACTTTCGATGCTGATGGAAGATTACCTAAATGTGCTGCAACCAATCCTTGAATGGTATTGTAAGATGCTTTCAGGAACGCTTAAGTCTGCTATCAAGTTGATAGTTACAGTGATAAATAACTGTAAAGAATCATTTGCTGCAGCTTGGCGGGGGATCAAGAAAGCGTGGAACGTTGCACCTGAGTTTTTTAGTAATATAGGATCCAATATAAAAGGTGCATTTGCATATGTAGGTACATGGTTCAGTGATATATTCAGCAAGGCATATAATGGGGTTAAGAATAAATTTTCTCCGATAGTGAACTTCTTCTCAGAAACATGGCAGAAGATCAAGAATATATTCGGTAAGGTTGGAACAGCAATAGCAGACGGATTATCTGGTGCTGTGACATCAGCGGTCAATGCGATACTGAGCAAGGCTACAGGGATTATCAATGGCTTTATCAGGGCAATCAATTCAGCTATATCTATTTTGAATAAGATCCCTAAGGTGTCGATATCAAGGATAGATGAGCTTGACGCTCCCCAGCTTGCTGAAGGTGGTGTGCTTAAGCGTGGTCAGGTTGGTATCCTTGAGGGTAATGGAGCTGAGGCTGTAGTGCCACTTGAGAAGAATACTGGCTGGATCAAGAAGGTAGCCGAGGATATGGCAGAGGCTACAGGTGGAGCAGTGACTGGTGATTCGGAATCACTGAAGGTACTTTATAAGATACTGGAGATCATAAGACACATAGATGACAACATGTATGAGTGGATACTGACAGCTCTTACAGAGGGTGTGAGATTGAAACTTGATGGCAGAGAGTTCGGAAGGATGGTGAGAAATGCTTGAACAGCTTAAATATGTGAATCATCTCGGTGAGGTTATAGAGTTTGGCAAGAAAGGAACATTTGCAAACAGTAATGATCTCAGAGATTATGAGTGGACATACGACAGCAGCAGAAACCGTGCCGAGAATTTTAGAAAAGGGGTGGTCTCAAAGACCATCCCTATTGTTATATCTGCGGCAAATAAGAAAAAGTGTACAGATATTAAGAATAGGCTGTATGAGGTTTGTGAGAAGGATATTATAGCAGAAAAGAAGGGAAGGCTCTATATAGGAGATTACTATCTTGAATGCTATGTGTTTAGTTCGGCGAAGAGCAATTATCTTGACGTGGCTACATCGATGAATCTGTCACTTAAAGTAGTAACAGATGGTGGCAGATGGATGAAGGAAGAGTTGCACAACTATAAGCATGTACCAGATGAGTTTATTGAAGGTAAAGGCTATGAGTATTGTTATGAATATGATTACAACTCAATTTCTGACAATATCAGTAAGCTTGAGGTGGACGACTTCAGAAACTGTGATTTTGTACTCAGCATACATAGTGGTGCTGTTAATCCAGTCATATATGTTGACAATCATTACTACAGCGTTAGGTGTGTTGTTGGCGATGGAGATAAGATCGTTATTAATTCTGCAGAGCTTACGATAACTCTTGTGAAAGCAGATGGAACACAGGAAAACATGTTCAGATACAGGGACAAGCAAAGCGATGTGTTTGAAAAGATATCCTCCGGGAATCATCGTGTGATGTGGAATGGAAGCTTTGATTTTGATTTAAGTGTAATACATGAGAGAGGTGAACCAAAATGGACATAAGGTTGATATACACTGATGCAGACAGGGTAGAACAGGGATATCTCAGGAACTTCAGCGCAGATGTGGATGTTGCAAAGGATAAGGATTTTGAGATAACTGTAGCTAGGGATAATAACATTCTGCGAGGTGGCTCATGGTGGTATATCAACAACACAGAATACGGTGGCATAGTTGATAATGTCGGTGTGGTGACATCCGACAGAGAAATCAAATACACTGGCCGAAATCTTAGAGGCATCTTGTGTGACAAGATCATAGAGCCTCCGGCGGGGACGGATTACAAGATTGTATCAGGTGATGCAGTTACAGTGATCAATAAGCTCATTGAAGTGGCTGGACTTAGCAGCATATACAGAATGACAGGCGAATCATGGAATGTACAATCATTTCAGTTCAACAGATATGTGAGTCTCTATGATGGCATATGTGCGCTGTTGAGCACCCAGAACAGGGTTCTCAGGCTTGTGATTAAAGATGGATATGTGACTATGAGTAGTGCGGTGCCTTACGATTATACAGAGGATAAGGATTGTATGAGGTCTGATATCAACTACAATATCACACAGATCAAGAACAGATATAATCATTTAATCTGTTTAGGACAGGGGGAGCTTAAAGATCGTCAGGTGTTGCACTTGTATGTGGATGGTCGAGGAAACATCACAGATACACAAGTATATACGGGCATGAAAGAGCGCACAGCTGTATATGATTACAGCTCAGCCTCCAGTATTGACGAGCTCAGAACCAGAGGCATAGCAAAGCTTCAGGAGCTCAATGCAGACAGTCTTGACATGACACTTCCGGATATGTCAATGCAGATAGGCGATATCACAGGGGGCACAGAGAAAATCACAGGAGCAACAGTAAAAAAGCAGATAACAAATATCATAGCGAAGATAGATGATAACAGCATAGACATTGAATATTCAGTGTCATAGAAGAAAGGCGGATTTTATGAAGATAATAACAGGAAAAACAGGGAAACCACATGTAACGAGTGCAGATGATAGAGCCTTGCACAGAGCAGAATGGGATGGCGATGGATTTTTGTCGGTCTCCCAGCCACCAGTGCTGGTTAATTCAACGACACTTAGAGTATATCCGTGTGACATTATGTTCCAGGGGTGCCATGCTAGGGTTACAGGTACATATGAAGATCTTACTTTCCCTAGTGGAGAAACAGGTAAAAAGCGAATTGATATGCTTGTTGCAAGATACACGCTGTCAGAGGAAGGTCTTGAGGATATGTCATTGCTGATCTTGACAGGACAGTCTGTAGAATCCTCACAGGAGCCACAGTTACCTGTGTATGAAACTGGCATAATAGCCAATAATGTAAGTGTCGCCGACATGCCGCTTTACAAAATTATACACGATGGAATAAATGCGAGTGGGCCGGTTGCGATTGCATCAACTTTCCCTCCGCTTAGTAATAAATATACAAAAGAGGAGTCGGATTTAACTACAAAGAATATCAATCAGGCGATATCGAAAGCTGAAAAAACAGCGGCAGAGGCTACTGCAAAGGCACAGTCTACTGCAGATACCGCAGCATCACAGGCTGAGGAAGCTACAGGTAGGGCTGAGGAAGCGCAGAAAACAGCAGATACCGCAGTGTCGAAAGCGGATAAGGCGCAGGGCACGGCAGATACCGCAAAAACAGATGCTGCTAATGCGCAAAGCTATGCGGAAAAAATTGCTACAAAAAGCCTTGTTATATCTGATATAGTAGGCGCAACAGCGACTATACCAGGAACTGACGCAGGAACAACACTTCAATATGACGTTGAGGTAGAGTTGCCAAATAATACGGGTAGAATATTAGTTATTCCTAAAAATATCCCTAGTGGTGTCACATACATGGGATATGAAGCTACATCAATGAATCAGACTATATATTCGATAACTGTAAAAGCAAAAAATACAAACAAAGCAGATTCAAATATAAGCTTAGTTGTTGTGGGCGTTGCAAGACCTAAGAATCTTATATAGGGGGTTGAGCATGTATATAAATTTTGAAACAATAATTCAGGTTGGGAAGGTACTTGGAGCTCTTGCACTGATAGGAGGGATACTCATATCAATATATAAATGGTATTCCAGGCAGAATGAGCAGGATGCGGAGATCAAGAAGATGAAAGAGGAGCAGTGCATACTTACATATGGTACACTTGCGTGTCTTAAAGGCTTAAAGGAGCTTGGATGTAATGGACCAGTCACAGAGGCTATTGACAAGATGGAAAAACATCTGAACAAAGCGGCACATGATCAGGAATAGGAAGGAGATATAATCATGGATAAGTTAGCAATATTATTATTAGTTGTTGCAGTTCTTTGCACTTTGATATCGGTAATAACGGAATTTACAAAAGAGGTTGGAATACTGAAGAAGATTCCAACCTCTTTTCAGGTGCTTATAACAAGTCTCATCATATGTGAGATATGCTTGTTTGTAGCATTATCATATTTTGATATTCAGTTGCTATGGTATTACCCTGTAGCTGTATTCTTTGGTGCTTTTATTATTGCATTCATCTGTACCAGAGGATGGGACTATCTGATTGAAATATTTAAGCGATTTTACAGAGGTGGAGATATGGAGAGAAAGGAGCGTGATGGGAAATGAATGGGATAGACATCAGTGCATGGCAGGGTGATGCCGGCATAGACCTCAGTAAGATAGCGTATGACTTCTGTATAGTGAAAGCGACAGAGGGAACAGAC